GATTTAGATGATTCTAATTTACTTGTTAGGTCATGGGAGAAGGATTATTTTACTTCTTCTTTACCTTTTCAACAACGTGGAACTTCTCCTGCTCTTCCTATTTCTATTTCTGGTTCTTCGTCTGCCGTATGGCCTACGGGAGTAGCTCAGGCTATTGGATTTGATAATGGATCATCTATTGATGCTATGTCTGCTGGTCGTTCTGGTAATGCGGTAGCTTTGGCTTCCACTGGCGCTGATATGACCGGTAAAACAATTGCTTTTAACCGTTCTGAGTTAAATACTGGTAACACTGTCACTGGTTCTTCGTTTACTGCTACTAGTTTTGATATTACTGATCTTCGTGATGCTGCTGTATTACAGCAATTCATGGAACTATCTGCTCGTGGTGGTTATCGATATGTTGAGTTCAATGAGGTTTTATTTCATGCAAGAAGTCCTGATCTTACTCTTCAACGTCCTGTCTATATTGGCGGTGCTCGTGGTCCTATTATTGTTTCGGAGGTATTACAAACTTCCGCTACATCTAGTGAGCCTACGCCTCAAGGCAATCTCGCTGGTCATGGTATTGCTGCTAACAATTCTTTTGTTGGTAAATATCGCTGTCCTGAGCATGGCTATATTATTGGTATATTTTCCGTAATGCCAAAACCTTCGTATACTCAAGGTGTTGATCGCATGTGGTTACGCCGTACTAAAGAAGATTGGTATAATCCGTTGGTTGCTAATATTTCTGAACAAGGAGTTGTAAATGCTGAGATTTATGCAGGCACTAACGACACTATCAATATGGGTCTATTCGGATTCCAGGGTGCCTGGGACGAATATCGTGTCCGTCATAACCGTACTGTTGGTCAAATGCGTACCACTTTTGATTATTGGAATCTTGCCCGTAAGTTTTCTAGTCTTCCTGTTCTTAATTCCGATTTTATTCAGCTTGGTTCTACTGAATTAGCTGAGCTTAAGCGTGTTTTCGCTGTTGAGTCTGAACCTGGTCTTGTTGTTACACATGGCAATCAGATTGTTAAAAATTCTGTTATGCCTGTTATTCCTATGCCTGGTATTGGGAGGTTATAAATATGCATACTACTAAGTTGTCTTATAAACCCAAATTTGGTTATAAGCCTGGTGGTGATTCTCTTGTTGAGGTCGCTGGTTTCCGTACTATGAAACAGCGTGTTGATGAGTTACGTTTAGCTGGTGAACGTCTAGCTATATCTCGTGCTTTACAATACGAGTTTCCTGACGGTAATGTACCGTCTGATCTTATTCCAAATCCCGCTATTAGCGGTAAACATTTGGATCTGATCGATGCACGCTTGCTACTCGATCGTGTTAATCAACGCATTAGGGATCGTCA